TCTCCTTGCACCCATTTGATACCTTGTGATTGCAGCACTCTCTGACAGTTAGCACACACTGTTTTAAGGTTGCTGAATCTGCAGTTGTTGAGATTGCCATCCACGTGAAATACATTAAATTGCTGGGCATGTTTGCTTTTATGTGCGCATTTATCACACTCTGTTTTTTTCACATAACCTGACTGCTGCCATTTGGGCATACCCATGGATTTGCCTTTGTATCTCACACACTGCTCGCACTGAGATCTATAGAATACCTTGTTTGTTTTGTGATAATTCACAGCACAAGGGCGTTGTTTGCAGGCTTTGCACAAAGGTCGCATGCAGTATTTAGCTGCCCTTTTTTGTCCCTTTTGTTGGGTTTAATTGACCACTTTTTTGAGCTATCCGAATAAATACATTCAAATAAGTCTTAGATAGGAGATAAAATGGCTAACTTAATATCACCAGGCGTACAAGTACAAGTAATAGACGAAAGTCTTTACACATTACCAGAACCGGGCACAGTCCCAATGATATTCGTAGCGACGCGTCAAGATAAGCGTAACTCATCAGACACAGGTGTTGCCAGCGGCACACTAGCCAGCAATGCTGGACAAGTATATCTTATAGATTCTCAAAGATCATTAGCCGACACATTTGGTGATCCAATATTTCAAATTGGACCTAACAATACTCCAGTTCACGCAGGAGAATTGAATGAATATGGTCTGCAGGCAGCTTATTCTTTTTTAGGAATAAGTTCTAGAGCTTATGTGGTTAGAGCTAACATTGATTTAGGAGAGCTTGATGCTACTGCGTCTGAGCCAACATCTGATCCTGACAACGGCACTTATTGGTTTGACACTGCTCAAAGCAATTTTGGAATATTCGAATGGGATGAGATTAAGAAAATATTCACTAATAAAATACCATTGGTGATTACTCCTGACGAAACACAATTACACACAGCTGGGGTGCCTAAAAATGCAGTAGGCGTCATTGGTGATTATGCAATATCTGCCATTGACACAGCAAACATTTTATATTACAAAAATACCAGCAGTGTCTGGGTTGAAGTGGGCACAGCACAGTGGGACGCTTCATGGACCGGCTCACCTTTGGTACAAATAAGCAAACACACACAAGTGCCTCAGTGGAAGAATAATGCTGGCACTGCAGTAACAGGCAGCGTGTGGATTAAAACTACCAATCCTAACGGTGGCGCTGATTTCAAAATTAAACGATACAATGAAACCACAGATCTTTGGGAAACCATATCTGCTCCTCTGTTCAACACCAATGAAAAAGCTATTGAAGGACTGGACCAAACCAATGGTGGAATTTCGATCAGTCGAGGCACGTTGTATGTGCATGCATATCAGAAAAACAGCACCAGCCCAATATATTTTGTGATCAAGAGAAGAAAAAATACCGGCGCAACAATAATTAAAACTAAAATAATTGCAGCCGCTGTTGCAACAGTACTAGTCACATACACCATTTCAGAAACTGAAGCAGGCACTGATCAATTGAATGAACCAACTCCAGGTGCTATAGAAATATCTATCCAAAGTGGTGACACAGCAATTCAGGTAAGAGACAAAATTGCTGCTGCAATCAATGCAGAAACTTTCATTCATTTATCTGCTGCTGTGGATGCAGAAGGCAGAGTGGTATTCACACATGCTGCAGGAGGAGATTTTATAATCAAACCTTTAAATCCCACTTCTAAAACTTTTTTAAACACAATCATGGATCTGGACGAGACCAGCGACAACTTCTATTTTGAAAATTACGACGATGCCACAGACGGATACAGAGCCTCTAACTTTGAAGTGTTAAGTTATGTGGCCAGCGATAGCGCAATCACTTCTATGGCTGCAGATGGAAAACTATGGTACAATTCTGTGGTTGACGAAGCAGATATTTTGGTGCATGATGGCACTACTTGGGTGGGTTATCTAAATGAATTTCCAGCCACTGATCCCAATGGTCCTCAAGTTAAAGCTACTGAACCCACAACACAGTCTGATGGATCAGCATTAGTTCAAGGAGATCTTTGGATTGATTCTAGCGACACTGAAAATTATCCTCTTTTGTACAAATTCAATGCAGTTGCACAGGAATTTGAACAAGTGATAACTTCTGACCAAACCACTGAAGATGGCATATTATTTGCTGATGCAAGATATGGCACCACTGGTGGAAGTGCATCAGCAGATGAAGCTCCAGAAGGCACTATAGTTGAATTATTAAGCAGTGATTTCCTAGATCCTGATGCTCCAGATCCAGATCTTTATCCACAAGGCATGTTGTTGTTCAACACTCGCAGAAGTGGATTCAACGTGAAAAAATTTGTTAGAAATGCTATTGACACCAATGCAAATAATATTCGTTACCAAAATCAAGTGATGAACAATTACTTCCCTCACAGATGGAAAACTGAATCCGCAAACAAAGAGAACGGAGCGGGAAATTTTGGTAGACTGGCTCAACGAAAAGTTGTTGTGCAGGCGTTGCAGGCTTTATTGAACTCTAATGATCAGATCAGAGATGATGCATCTAGAATATTCAATCTTATGGCATGTCCAGGATATCCAGAATTGATCAATGAGATGATTAATTTAAACACTGAAAGAGGATTAACAGCGTTTATCGTAGGAGACACACCATTTAGATTGGAACCAAACTCAACTTCTTTGAGCAACTGGGCTACCAACCAAGCGAATTCACTGCAGGATGATGATTTCGGATTAGTCTCTAAAGATGAATATCTAGGAGTATTTTATCCATCAGGATTTACCAGTGATAACTTTGGCAACGATGTGGTGGTTCCGGCCAGTCACATGATATTGAGAACCTTTGCACTCAGCGATCAGGTTTCTTTTCCATGGTTCGCTCCAGCAGGCACAAGACGTGGTAGCATTACCAATGCTTCTTCAGCAGGCTATGTGGACGCAGAAGGAGAATTTGTGGGTGTGACCCTAAATGAAGGTCAAAGAGACACTTTGTATTCCAACAATGTGAATCCAATCACTTTCATCACAGGTGCTGGTTTAGTCAACTATGGTCAAAAGACCAGAGCTAGAAATGCTTCGGCATTGGACAGAATCAATGTTGCACGTTTGGTGATATACTTAAGAAGCCAACTGAACAGATTGGCCAAACCTTATATATTTGAACCCAACGATAAAATTACCAGAGATGAAATCAAGCAACAAACAGAAAGTTTATTGTTAGAATTAGTAGGACAAAGAGCCCTATATGATTACTTGGTACAGTGTGACGAAGGCAACAACACTCCGGCTAGAATAGATCGTAATGAATTGTATTTGGACATAGCTATTGAACCAGTGAAAGCTGTAGAGTTCATCTACATACCGTTGCGTTTGAAAAATACAGGAGAAATATCGTCAACATAATATAAGACATAAATATTATATATAGGAGAAACAATGAGTATATCTACACTATCTAAACTGACAGTCCCTTTAGCAAGCAATCAAAGCGCTAGCAATCAAGGCTTGTTGATGCCGAAGCTTCAGTATCGCTTCAGAGTCTCTTTGGAAAATTTTGGCGTGTCTACTCCAACTACAGAATTAACTAAACAAGTGATAGATGTGACCAGACCAAATGTAAGTTTTGAAAAAGTTACTTTGGATGTGTATAACTCTAAAGTTTATCTTGCAGGCAAACATACTTGGGAACCAATCACATTGAACCTGAGAGAAGATGTTAGCAACAATGTTCAAAGACTAGTGGGCGAACAGTTACAGAAGCAATTTGATTTCTTCGAACAATCTGCTGCAGCGTCTGGAGCTGACTATAAATTCTTAACCAGAATAGAAATATTGGACGGAGGCAATGCTGCCAACGCTGCCAATATTTTAGAAACTTTTGAATTGTATGGTTGCTACATAGAGACAGCCAATTACAATACCTTAGCGTACAACAGCAATGACCCTGTCACAGTGCAGTTAAGCATAGTATATGACAACGCCATACAGACACCAAAAGGCACAGGTGTAGGCACAGCAGTTGGACGTACCATTAACACTCTTGCCACAAGCGGCGGAATATAGTCTAATCTAAGTCAAATAAAGCCTTTTAATACGCACATATTGCGTAGACTAAATATTTGTATGGCCAAATATTTAAAAGGATTTCTAGATAATTTGTTTTCCAGTGCACTTAATCCCAAAGGCAATCTAGCCGATTATCAGCATGCAGCAAGATTATTTGTGGACGACAGTTTCAAGCTCGCTCCCAAGCAGAAATTCCTCTATCACGTGTGTTTCAACATGAATGACAAAGCACTGGCCTTCATAAGAAAAAATGGTGAGGAACGCACAATAAAAGAAGAATTAAACATGCTGGTCAAATCTGTGGATCTGCCTAAATTTACTGTGCAGACAGAATCAAAGAATCAGTATAACAAAAGAAGAAAAGTTCAAACAAAATTAGAATATGACCCAATCACAATAGTATTTCACGACGACAATTACGGAATAACCACTGCTATGTGGGAGATGTATTATCGATATCACTTCAGAGACGGAACATATGGAAACAAAAAAGATAACACAGTGCCAAGACAATTCAGTAAAGGTAATCAACTCCAAGGTCCCGAACACAATGAATATAGATTTGGTATGGATAATGATGTATTCAATCCTTTTTTTTCATCAATACAAATCTATCAGATGAGCAGAGGCAGATACACTTGTTACACTCTGGTAAATCCTCTGATCAGCATGTGGCAACATGACACGATGAACTCCAGCAACCCAGATCCAGCAGCCAGTACAATGACTATAGAGTATGAAACAGTTTTTTACAGCAGAGGTCCTGTAAAAAGAGGTTTAGCTCCAAAAGGATTCGGAGACATACATTATGATAAAACTCCAAGCCCATTATCTTTGGCTGGCGGAGGCACTAGAAGCCTATTTGGTTTGGGTGGGGTGTTGAGCGCGATTGGAGGCATAAATTCAAACAGAGACGCCATAGGTGATGTTGATACAGGCACTAAAAATAATTTTTTTACTCTTAAAAATGCCATATCGGTGGCCAATCGTTTAAAAAATTTTAAAAGTCTAAGCAAAGAAGGTCTGAGAGAAGAAGGATTTAGGATATTAACAGGAAGTATAGGAACCATAGGCACTAAAGGAGTTGGTGGCTTCATAAACACCGTGTTTCCAAAAAATAACTCCGCTGGCAATGACACAACAACAGCAGATTTAAAAAAATTATAATATATGGCAGAAGATATTTTTCCAGTTGCGACAGATGATTTTATAGGAACATCAGACACATTATTTGGTGAATCAATACCTCCAAGAGATCAAGTGAATCCAAGAGCGCTTGCTGAACAAAGTAATCAGGCGGGTACGAGAACGATCAGCAACGCCACAATCACAAACAATGACAGCGCCCAACCTGTAAAAACATTCTTTGACAAATATTTTACTAACCCAATAAGTTTTCCCGCTGGAGAGGTGGATGCTGTGGTAGGATTCTTTGAAAAAAGGAAATTTGAGAAAATTGCTGCAATAAACGTTGCCACAATTTTATTGACCCAAGCAAGATTAGATAATGTAAAAATTTTTTTACTGTTGGATACCTTAAAAGGATTGACAGACTTACAGCTCAGTAATGTAGTTACTGAAATTTTAAATGTGAACAGATCAAAGATTTCAACCCTAGGATTTAAAGTGACCAACAATCAGAACCAATTCGAAAAACGCAACATAGTGGTATAATCAGATGCCTCGACGTTTTGCTCAAGGTAAATTCACTTTAAAAAATCCTGAAAAATATCTAGGAACCAAAGACCCATTGTACAGATCCAGTTGGGAATTTGCTTTTATGAAATTTTGTGATGAAAGTCCTTCTATTGCCAAATGGGCCAGTGAAGCAGTGAGAATACCTTACAGAAATCCTCTCACAGGAAGATACACCATATATGTGCCAGACTTTTTTATCAACTATGTGGACAAAGGTGGACAACCACATGCAGAGATAGTTGAAATCAAACCACAAAATCAATCACTCAAAGAAAAAGTGGGAAAAAATTTAAACAATCAAGCCAGCTACATTTTGAATCAAGCCAAATGGGAAGCTGCCACTGCATGGTGTCGTCAAAAGGGTTTAAAGTTCAGGGTGATCAACGAAACCGATATTTTTCACCAAGGCAGCAAGCGCCGATAAATAATACTATCATGACCAAAAAATTAGAAGATCTATTGAATCTACCAGAATCCAAAGACATAGTGATGGAAGAAAAAAATAAAAAAGAACAAGAAAAATCTTTGGATGCTCAAAAAGAAACCCTGCGAGATATTGCTGAGTTTGACAAGATCACTGCAGCACTGCCCATGGTGAAAGATTTGGGCGCAATAGCTGATGAAGAACTGGATGAAATAGCCAAAAAAGCCATGACTGCCTATGACGATTTGATGGACTTGGGCATGAACGTGGAGAGCAGATACAGCGGTAGAGTGTTTGAAGTGGCTGGCAATATGCTGAAAACCACACTGGAAGCCAAAGCTGCCAAAATAGACAAAAAGCTCAAAATGATAGACCTACAGATACGCAAGCAAAAGATGGACAGAGATGGCGGAATTGACGATTCTAACATGGTACAGGGCGAAGGCTACGTGGTTACTGATCGTAACAGTTTGATTGAAAAACTTAAAAATATGGATAAATAAACACATATGGAAACAGAATTTAAAAAAATACT